AACCTAAGTTCTGGAACCGTGACAATCGTTGCAAAAGCGAATATAATACCAACCGGTACACAATTAAATGTAGGCACAAATCAACCAAATATTAGATTGTGGAACCCAATTGATCCAAGCGTTGGACAAGTTTGGACAAGGATTTCAACACCGTAAGGATAAATTATGTTTTTTGGATCTACATCATTTTCACAGTCAGCATTTGCAGATGTTGGAACTAGTATAACAAACTCTGTTGTTATACCTGCAGGAAGTCAACTTAATGTATCTATAGGTAATATAGGTCCTATCCCTGATGTATTAATTGTACCAACAGGAGTGCAATTAAATGTTGCAACTAGTACCCCTTCTGTGATATCATGGAACCCAATACCTCCAGGGGTAACACAAGTTTGGGTACCAATAGACCCAGACGCATAGGAGAATTATGGCATCAAGTACATCAAGTGATTTAAAACTAGAACTCATTGCTTCCGGTGAAAAGGCTGGAACATGGGGAAATATTACTAATACAAACTTACAAATATTAGAACAAGCAGCTTCCGGTTATTTATCTTTAGACGTTGCATCAGCTAACGTTGCTTTAGCTTTAGATAACTTTGCAACATCAAACGGTAAAAATTTATATTATAAATTAACTGGTACATTAACTGGAAACAGACAAGTGACTATGCCAGACTCTGCTGAAAGAGTTTTTATAGTAGAAGATGCAACTGCAAGATCTTCATCGAATTATACATTAACCGTTAAAACAGTTTCAGGCACAGGTGTTGTAATGCCGGTTGCTTCTAAAATGATTTTATATTCTGACGGCACAAACATTAGTTCAGGATCATTGACTAAAGGATATTATACAATACCAGGTGGTTACACTGCAGTCAGTGGGGACCAGTTATTAGTAGATACTTCTGGAGGAGGTTTAGGAGTTCCAGTAACCGTTACACTTCCAGCAACACCATCAGTGGGTGATGAAGTAACCATTATTGATAGTGGTAATGCTTTTGGGTCAAACAATTTAACTGTTGGTAGAAATGGTTCTAATATATTAGGTTTAGCTGCTAACTTAACAGTATCAACAAATGGCGCAGCATTCACATTAATATATGTCAATGCAACAAGAGGCTGGGCATATAAAGATAACATATAGGAGCTAATAGATGGCTCTAATTGATTTTAAAGTCTTACCGGGAATAGACAAACAAGATACCACATCAGGTGCAGAAAACAGATGGGTTGATTGTGATAACACAAGATTTAGATATGGACTACCTGAAAAAGTCGGTGGTTGGTCATCTTTGGTAACAAGTAGTATCTGTGGAGTTGCACGAAGACAATTTGCATTTGTAGATTTAGATGGAAATAGATACGTTGCAATTGGAACAGATAAATTTTTACTTATATACTTTGAAGGTCAATTGTATGATGTTACACCTTTAAAGTCGACTATATCATCAGCAACGATTGCAACTACAAATAATTCTGCAATCTGTACTTTAACAACTTCTTCTGCACATGGTTTATCACCAGGAGATATTATATTATTAGACAATGTAACTTTACCGGGTGGAACTGGATATAGTGCATCAGACTTTGAAGATAAATTATTTCAAGTAACAGCTACACCAACAAATACTACTTTTACAATTACACAAAGTTCAAATGCAACTGCAACCGTTGCAACGGGTGGAAGCATAGACATTAAACCTTATGAAACAGTTGGTCCTTCCGCACAATCTTATGGTTATGGTTGGGGTGTATCAGAATGGAACGGAACAGTTTCCGGTGCATTAACAAATGATTTAGATGGTGCATTAGCAGATGATGCAAACGGTAATAATGGATCTTCAACTAATATTACTTTAACATCTACAACAGGTTTTCCTGCATCTGGTAGAATACAAGTTGGAACAGAATTAATTACTTACACAGGTATTTCTGTAAATGATTTAACAGGAATTACTAGAGCAGCAGATGGTTCTATAAGAGCTGCGCACGCTGATGCTGCAGTGGTTACTAATGCTGCAGACTTTGTGGACTGGGGAGAAGCTTCTTCAGCCTCAGAAGTATCTCTTGAGCCGGGTTTATGGTCACTTAGTAATTTTGGTCAAGTATTGGTTGCAACGATTGCAAATGGAAAAACTTTTACTTGGAATGCAGGTGCAACAAATCCTTTAACAGTAAGAGCATCAACAACTACATCAGGATTTTCTACATCTAATAATCCAACAGCAACTAGGGTATCACTAGTATCCCCTACAACACGTCACTTAATTCATCTTGGAACTGAAACAACTATTGGAAGCCCTTCAACACAAGATAATATGTTTATTAGATTCTCGGACCAAGAAGATATAAATGATTACACACCAACAGCAATCAATAGTGCTGGTACACAAAGACTGCAAGATGGAACAAAAATTATAGGTGCATTAAAGGCAAAAGAATCTATTCTAGTTTGGACCGATAATGCATTATATACTATGAAATTTATTGGTTCTCCATTTACATTTGGATTTGAACAAGTTGGTACTAACTGTGGATTAATTGGTAAAAATGCTGCTGTTGAAATTGATGGGGTTGCATTTTGGATGAGCCCCAATGGTTTCTTTATGTTTGATGGTACAGTTAAATCACTACCTTGTTCTGTTGAAGATTATGTTTATGATCAAGCAGATACTACAAAAGGTCAACAAGTTTATGCTGGTTTAAATAATCAATTTACAGAAGTTGTTTGGTATTACCCATCAACAGGTTCTGAATATAATGATCAATATGTAGTATTTAATTATGGAGAAACTATGAAAGGTGGTGTTTGGTATATTGGAACAGAAGCTAGAACTACTTGGATTGATTCAACTGTATATCCAAAACCTTTTGCAACTAAATACAATGGTAATAATTCAGGAACCTTTCCGGTTATTATTGGTGAAGATGGCTTAGGTCAAACTATACTATTTGAACACGAAGTAGGAACTGATCAAGTAAATCCCGATGGTAGTACGACAGCTGTTACTTCATTTATAAAATCATTTGATTTTGATTTACAAGCAAGACAACAAAATGCACAAGGTAAATCAAGTGGACCAACAATTTCTGGTGAAGTATTTTTAGCTATGAGAAGATTCGTACCAGACTTTAAAGATCTACAAGGTAATGCAAAAGTAACTCTTGCTGTTAAACGTTATCCTCAACAATCAGATACAGTTACATCTTTAAGTCCCTTTACAATTACAGCTAGCACTGATAAAAAGGACACTAGGGCCAGAGGAAGATTTGTTAACATTAAGATAGAAAACACTGATGTTAGTGAGTCTTGGCGTTTTGGAACTTTAAGAATAGATATACAACCAGATGGACGTAGATAATGGCTAAAGTAGTAGTAAGATTACCAGAACCAAAAGAAGAATACGATTTTTCTAACCAAAAACAAATTAATAGAGCTATTGCTTTAGTAGTAGAACAATTAAACTCTACATTTTTAAATGATTTAAAACAAGAAACAGAAAGATTTACTTGGTTTAAATCAGGAAATTAATATGGCAAATATATATAAAAACGCACAATTTAATTTAACCACAACTAATGTGACAGATATCTACACTGTGCCTTCTAACTCTAGAGCTATAATACAGAATATACACACAGCCAATGTTGGTGGTGGAAACACAGAAATAAAAGCTTTTTTATATGATAATTCAGCAACAACTGCTTTTCAATTTGCTGAACATACTGTAAACTCAGGAGATTCTAAGTCTATCTCTGATGGCTCAATTGTGTTAGAAGAGAATGATAAATTACAACTGCAAGCTGCTTCAGGAAATATATTCGAAGGCACTTGTGCAATATTAGAAATAAACAGGGATTAAATTATGGCATTTAAAGAAGAAGGCGAAGTAAACTACACAATAATAAATGGTAAGAAAGTACCAGTTGTTAAATGTGAAACAGAAGTAGTATTGAGAAATACACAAACTAATTACGAATACAATTCAGATAAAGAAGCAGAAGATGATATTGCTAATCCTGAAACAGCTACTCAACAAGAACATGTAACAAGATCATTAAAAATTAAGGTAGCAGCAATGCCACCATTAGGAGCAGCGTCAGAGTAATGGCAATAACAAACGCACAACAATACCAACAACTTGTAAACAAACCAGCGAATGGTAAACGTCCAGGGTATAGAGGACCAGGTGGTTATCAAGGTGGAGCGTCTTCAAGAAGTGGACCTCCTGGAGGAGGTG